AATTTAATATGCCCATATTAGCTCCACGCCTCATACCACCCTGCATAACAATTTCAGTAGTGTGATTAAACAATTCCATAAAGGATAATGGGCCAGAAGCCACTCCGCTCGTGCTCTTAACAATATCACCTTTAGGTCTTAATCTGGAAAAACTAAATCCAGTACCACCACCTTCCTTGCCCACTAAAGCAGCCCATCTCAATGCATTGAATATGCCATCAATACTATCCTCCACAGGAAGAACAAAACAAGCTGAAAGCAAACCACGCTCTTTACCAGCATTCATTAAAGTAGGTGAATTTGGTAAAAAGTCTAAGTTATCCATCATTGTATAAAATTCATTAGCCCAATATTCCCTTATATCTGGCTTTTCAGCCAAAGCAACCCAACCAGCAACTCTCCATAACATTTCCTCTGGAGACTCCATAGTTCGTCCATACTCATCTTTCCTTAGATAACGACGCTCCAACACCTTCATAGAGTTATCAGATAATTTCATTATTTACCTCCTTTGGCTCAAAATAAACACAAGCATAATCCCATATAGCCCAATAAGCATAATAGTAAGACATATAAGGAAAAAACAGATTATATGTTGATTGTAAACATTCATCGTAATGTTTACAATTAACACAAGTCTTAGAATTCGTCATTTACTTAACTCCAATATATCATAATTATCACCTTTTCTATTTTCCTGCGTAAAATAATCACAAATTTTATCACCTGGCCAGCGCTTCCTATCAAACTTAACACAAGATCGCTTAGAGCCAATATCGAAATAATCACAATCTTTGCAATGGAATCCATCAAAATCAAACATCATTATATTCCTCCTTCTTATTCATAATATCATCAAAAAATACTTCTAACGAAATAAAACCTTTTCTCTTCTCAACAAAACCATAGTTAATAAAAAACGCAGATAATTCCCTACGAAACAAATTTGATACTTCTTTAATATCCTTAGGTAATACATAACCTAAATTTACAGCTTCAAGGGCTATTAGGTACATGGTCTGCTGCAAATCATTCCACAAGCCACGATCTACAATAATCTTCATCATATTAGAAAAGTAAGTCTTCAATACATACCCACCTACATTCATATAACTGTCAAGTTTTACGTCTTCCACCGCAACCAGCCCCATTATACAACACAAATGTAATCCTGTCAAGACGTGCTACCAAAACCACCATCTCCTCTAACAGTAAAACTGCTACCTAACCTCGGAACAAACTCAACACGCTCAACCTTAGCAAACACTAATTGTGCAATTCTATCTCCCTTATTTATTGAAATTTCCTTATCACCAAAGTTAATTAAAATAACTTTAATCTCACCTCTATAATCAGAATCAATAGTGCCTGGAGCATTCAACACAGTAAGACCATATTTCAATGCTAAACTACTCCTTGGCCTAATCTGACCTTCATATCCTTCTGGAATTTCCAAATATAAACCAGTACCAACTAAAGCCCAAGTATGTGGAGCAATAACAACATCTTCATTGGCAATTAAATCCATTCCAGAAGCTCCCTCAGTCATATACTTAGGTAAAATACCATTCATCCTACTAACATCAAAAGCTACTTTCATCACACACCACCTCTACAGTCGTTTTACCTTGCTAACACCACTTCTTTGTGTAACCAAAAATACTCTATCTGCATTTTCTACTATATCTTCCCTTGGAATTCGCTCATCACTAATCATAATAATCTGAATTCCTAATTTGGCTGACAACTGCCTCAACAAATTTAATGCTCTTCTATTGGCCTCTTCTCCCTTTAATCTGGCAAATGGCTCGTCTAATAAAAACAAAGGTCTGGTTCGTTTGTCCTGTCGCATAGACCAATAAGCCAATCTTAATCCCAATGAAGCCACATCAATAGCACCACCACCAGCAGAACCAATAGGATGTATTAAAACACCATCTCTTTCAAACAATAATTCAGCCTCAGTCTTACCACGTTTCTCTTGAAATATTACCTTCAATTGATATGGTTCATCGAATACCGAAGCTAAAGCCAAACTAACTTGCTCAGACAAATGATACTCCAATTGCTTCTGTGTTTCCAAACCAACAATCTTAACTATTTCAATGGCCTTCTCACATAATCTAATAAGTCTTTTACATTCTATCAAATCTTTTCTAAAAGTATCTAAAGACTGTTTTATCTGATCTCTTTTACCTTTCCTCCTTTCGAGTTCAAGTCTAAAATTATTCACCGCCAAAAGCCTCCTCAAGTTCCTTTACTTTAACACCAATAACTTCTTCATGCTCATTTATAACTTGTTCTAACTCATTAAGTTTAGCTTCTGCATCCTCTAATGAATTAAGGTTAAATTCAGTCTTAAGCTGGGTCATAAGACTTTTCAATTCACCCTTCAATTCAGCCTGTTTAGCCCGTTCGTCCTCCAATAACTCTTTTAAACGTAATAATCGTTCTCCCACAGATCGATTTACTCCAAACTTTGCCATATCAAATCCTCCACCTTTTTACTTACTTTATTCTTCTTAAAAAAGGCTTCCAAATTAGCCCTAAACGACAATTTCAAATCCCATTCCAAATCTAACTTTTCTATAAATGCCAATAATCTTTCTTCCTTCTCCTTAGGCTCTACAATATGTTTATCATCAAACACATCTTCCTCAATTGGAAAATAAATAGACTCTACTTCATTGTCGTCAAAATTATACAAATAACATCTTGGTTTATAATCCTTTTGTGTTATAGTCATCCGCATCATCGATCCAGGATTGACTAACAATCTACCATCTTTAGACTTGACTACTAAAGCCATGTGATAATGACCAACTAAAATAAGTCTTGGCTTAGTAAAAATATCAAATAAATCCTTAGGTTGATAACCTACTGCATTAGGCCAAGGTGGACTACCTTCATAAACCAAATCATGAATTACAACTATATCAGCATCTACATCTTCTAACTTTTCACCATAAGCAAATCCAGCTATGGTAAAATTGTGTGTATCATAAGGTTGTTTAGTAAGCCTTCTGATTGATAAAGCCACTTCAAGCACATGCAAAGCCGACTTTTCATATTGTTGCATCGAATGTTCTGGCAAATCATGATTTCCTGGTATAGTATACATTGAACTTGGTAATTTCTTATATGCTCGAGATATAAGCCAAGGGCTGGCTTTCCAATAATCAAATATATCCCCAGCATCAATGATAGGACAATCATACTTAGCTTCAAGTTGCTTCAAAAAGTCAAGCTTCCTATCTTGTGCTTCAACATAATTATCAATTCTGGAAATTGGAGAAGTCTCAGTCAAGTGAATATCAGCAGTTAAGATTGCATCTACTTGCCTCATACCAAACACCCCTTTGACGCTCCTTTATTGCCCCTTTGGCATAGGATTGCCACATAGAGGACAAGTTTCAGGAGCTAATTCTTTATATTCCCTTTCCAGTTTGCTAATTGTTTCTTCAGCTTTAGCTAAATTGCTTTCTACACTTTTAATTTGATAAACCAAATCAGCAATTTGTTTAAACTTACCTTTAATAAGATTAAGTTCATCCAAGATATTAAAGGCAGCATTTAACATAGTTATATACTTATCCACATCTTCAAACTTAGTTAACTCTTTTTGCACAACATAAATTTTATCCAATAACCAGCTTAGATTGCTATACTGTTTAGTATATACTTCTGCCTCATTCTCCAGATATTCAAGTTCTTTAACCAACTGCTCAAGTTGTGGTAAATTATCATATCGTGATAGTTCACTTTCCATATCACTTATTTGCTTTTCCAAATACGTCTTATTGCGTTTAGCCTCATTATAAGTAGATTTTAAATTAGACATAGCTTTGTCTATATCGTCAATAGAAGCAGCCTTGTTAAGCATTTGAGCTATTTCACCTGGAGTATTGGCAAGAAGAAATGGTGTATCCATTTGACTTTGAATATTTATGTTATCTAAAGCCAACAATTTAACTACTTCCTCTGGAGTATCTGTGCCAAATGCTTTTAATATGAGAGGAGTTTCATTTGTTATGATATATTGATTATCTGAGTTTCCTTTTAGGCGTGAAATGATACAATCATTAAAATGCAAATCTACCTTAGTATCTCCACCCCAGTATGACCTAAAACCATCACCGAGTGGACGATTAGTTATGACCCAGTAAATAGCTCTAAAGATAGCTGATTTACCAGCATCACTTGGGCCGATGATAACATTAACTCCATCAGTAAATTCCAATTCACTTTCTTTATGTGATTGAAAATTAGATATACTAACTTTGTTTAGTTCCATTTTGATTGTCCTCTCTTATCCTTTTTAGTAACTCAAAAAATTCCTCAGCATCCATAACAATAATTGGCTTAATCCTATTCTTTTTTACAACCAATAACCAATATGTTCCTTCTTTTTTGTTCTGCTTAGCCTGTTCAATCCAAGCTAACAATGACCATTTTTCTTGATTCTTACATTCTATTGATACTGGAAATACTTTTAATACAGCCTCTTCAAGCCTTATATCAACTCCAGATTGCCCCATTGGTCTGGATTCTATTGGACAGTCTTTACCATAAGTAAATCCAGTTAATTCAGATACCTTTTGACAAACCCATTGCTGTAGTGTTCTACCCTTAGCCTTCGCTGATTGTGGTTTCATGTTTTAGCTATTATTGTTAATCAACTTAAACATCCTCAGATAATCGTTCATACACAATATCTACACAATCTGAACGACCACAGTAAGGACATTCATTTTCAACATAAACTTCAGCTTCATCCCAATAATTACGCAACTCGGAATGATCAAACTTAGCTCCACAATACTGACAGGTAACCTCTAAAGGTTCATATTCATAGAAGTATTTTGGTACATTGCAACATGTTAAGTCAATACAGTTTACCAAATAATTACTATTTATTTGTCTTATTATACCTTTACTACCTAAATCAAGCAATAACTCAGCAAAAGCATTTCTTTGCTCATCATTCACAAAAGGTGTATTCATACTAATCTTAATCAAACCATTCTCACAACACATATCAATAGAATTATACTCATACCCATAAAACGTAAAATTAGCTTGGTTGATATTTTGCATATCTACTTTTTCTGGATCAATGTAAATAGATAGCAATACCTCTTTAGGACCAACTTGCACTATATTTCTAACACCATAATTAGGATTGCTTTCTATTGTATCTCTATCAATCCTCACAAAATAACTCATCATAAACAACTCCTATCACTTAATCTTCAACTTTCGCTTACTCTCAAACTCATTCTCAATTTCCATCCATAAATCAATTACAGCGTTTCTTAATTCCTCTTCTAAATTTTCATCTTCAATAATTTTAATAGCTTCCTTCATAGAATTACTTAGCTTCCTACCATTTAACTCATAAACAGAAGTGCCTAATGTTGACTTTAAAAACTGCAAATTCTCTTTAATGTCATCTATACCATAGTCATAAATAATGGAAATAGTAGCTCTGTTGTATGGCTTCCATACCGACGACTTAAATACTTCTATTTCTGTCTCAACCCCAATAACTTTTTTAACTTTCTTACCCTTAATCGTCTTCTCCTCAGTAATCTTTTCAGAGCCAACACAACGGAGCCTAAGACTGGAATAGAATCCAACGGCCTCACCTCCTGGCGCTTTATACTTTTGACCATATGGCCCTGCATCTAAATTCTGTCTAACTTGGTTAGAACAAACCATGAGGTAATTTTTTTCTCTCAATGTTCTGCAAGTTAAGCGTAATTGCTCACTAAATTCTTTAGCTCTACGCATACCGTATTGATCTTTACCATCAGCTTCCCATTCTGTAGTCAATGCTGCCAAACTATCAACAAATATACCATGGACTTTATCCTTAGGCTCTGGATTCCACTTTCTGACAGGCTCAAACACTTCTGCAACAGTAGATGGAATATCATAATCAGTCTCTTCAACATTCAATCCAAACAACTTAGCAAATTGTTTATTAAGACGAGCTTCTGGATCACGAAACATAATCTTGCCACCTTGTCTAACCACATTTCCAGCTATTTCACAAAGCAGGACGGTTTTACCCGTCCCGCTTGGCCCAAATATTTCAACCAATATACCGCTTGGTATACCACCTCCTCTAACTCTGCCGCCAGATATTGCTAAATCAAGCAAAGTGGAGCCTGTAGAAATCATCACCTCCTCATTTCCAGCAAATGGCTTAAGCTCTTCTAATTCTTTATTGCTATGTTCTTCCATCTGCTCACTCAATTTACGCCTACCCACCTAACTCATCCTTAGCATCAGCACAAGCATTCCATTCTGTGCATTCGGAACATTCTGGATATGCACCTTCATCCTCGCCAAACACATGGCCATGTGGACATTTCCCATGTGTTGTTGCTGGTTTAGCTATAGTTTTAGATTTACGAGGAGGTTCATCTTCTTCAATAACTTCATCAATAACTTCCTCAATAGCAGCGTTAACCTCAGTAGGAGCGTCATCTTCCTCACTATCAAAAAACTTAGCTTCTATTTGTTCATAAGGAAGCACAACCAACACCTCATCTAAATTAGGCACCTTATCAAGAATACTTTTGTCGTAGACTTTTTCACGCTTCTCAAAATCAATTCGTCCAGTATCAGCAAACTTATTTTTACCAAATTGCTCTTCTGTAAACCTAATCCTTAGAGTATAACCCTCTTCCAAATCTGGAAAACTTGAGTATTCTGGATTTTCCTCAAGTTCCATACTTAGTTTACTTTGAAACAAATGATCACTAATGTCCCAAATATGTGGTTTTTCCTCATAATTTTTATTTTCAATAGGAACCACTACATACAAATTACGCAAAGAAGCTTTAAGAATTTTAACAGATTCATCACGCCAATCTTTTCCTTCTTTGAGCAATCTTTGCTTATATTCACATATAGGACATCGCTTACCTATACTCGTAGGACATACCAACGAAATATTATTGTAGCCTATATTTCTATGAAGCTTGAAAGGTCGTTTATACCAAAGAGCACCAGGAGTAGCAATACCTAAGGAATCATCTCTATCTGGATGATTTGGATCAGTAACTATATAAGGTAAAATGTCAAGCTTAATTCTACTACCAGGCTCTTCCTTAAATACACTAACTCCTTTAGGTAACTTCAAATATCCATATTGACTCTTCTGACTTTTCTGCCTTTCAATATTAGCTCTTATCTTATCTGCAAAACTAATCTTTCTCTTTTCCATCTGAATCTGCCTCCCCCAATTCTTTTCTTACTATTTCCTTTAAATCTTTTTCCAATACTTCCTTTATTGCTTTAAGTTTACCTGTCTGATACATCACACTTAACACATATACATAGTGAGGTAATAAAATAACTAAACAAGCAATTATTAAAGAACATATTGGCAACTTCATTCTAAATCTCCTTTCTAATTTTTTATCATATCATTTATTTTACGTAATACTTCTTTTGTTATACTAAACTTACCTCTATGGTACATCAAACTCAACACATATACATAGTATGGAAAAAGAATAATCAAACAAACAATTAACAAAGAATACATAAATAATCTCATCTAAATCTCCTTTCTAATTTTTATCATACTGTTTATTTCCCTTTGCCTTTGTGCTTGCCTTAGCTCCCATTCTTTGGATAAATCTCTTGGTGTTGTTGGCCCAGCAAAATATGACATACCAAGCAATTTAACCAAATTTTCCAATGCCGACTTCTTTTGATCCATAGCTCTAACTGCAGCCTGTGCTATTTCATACTCATACTTTGCTTCAATGTATTCCTTGTTGGCTTCTTCATACTCTGGTTGTAACAATATAGTATTCTCAAGTGCAGTTTCAGTAACTTTAGCTAAACCATATTTCTCTGGATTTAATCTTATCTCCTTATCAAGTTTAGCCTTAAGAACATCCAACTTCTCTATAGCTAAATCCAGGGCCTTCTTAACATGAGCCATATGTGCACAATACTTCATCATCAACATAGGTTGCATTTTCCATTCCAAATCGAGTGCCGTCTCATCAATGTTAACATCCTGCTCATAATTTAGCTCCATCTCCTCACCTCCGAGGGTAATTATAACATACGATTAAATATTTGTCAACCCTTTATTATGAAATAACACGCAAAAACCAACTTAGGAAAACTACCCCAAAATGGATTAACAAACTGCTCCATAACTATTCCAGCTTGATCATTCTCCCCTTTCAACAATATTGCCTGACAATAACCTAATACCATTCTACGTATAGCTTCAACATCGTTGTCTTTGAGACCAGATAATATATTGGCTACTTTCTTCCAACTATCTTTGTTGATTAAAGCTCTACATAGCTCTATAACTTGAGACTGTTGTTCAGCAGTTCGTTTAGCCACCTCCATACGTTTATCTTGTGGAACAGATAACACTTGTTCAAGTATCTGAAGTGCATTGCGCGGATGTCCCAAGCTATCCTGAATAATCTGCTCAAATACAGCCTTAGGCAAACTTTCATTTTCAGCTTTAACAACATACCTAAGCAATCTCATCATTTCGTCATCATTTAATAACCTAACTTGAAATTGACTACACCTACCTCTTATAGTTGGTAAAAGCTTGTCTGGTTCAGTAGTGCATAATATAAAATAAACATAATCTGGTGTATCTTCCAATGCTTTAAGCAATGCTGATTGAGCTTCATTAGTTAGCTTTTGACATTCATCAAATATCCACACTTGACAATTACCACTCAAAGGTAAATACTGCATCTGTCTTATTATTTCCCTTATCGTATCAATTCCCCTAAAATCAGCCATGTTGAGTTCATGTATATCTTCATTAGAACAACCCAACTTCTTGGCAACAATACGAGCTAAGGTGGTCTTACCACAACCAGTTTCCCCTTGAAATAGAAAAACATGTGGTTTCTCCTCCTTTGACAACAAACCCTTTAAGGCTTCTACCACTTCCTCATTACCCACAAACTCATCAAAATCTTTTGGCCGATACTTTTGATATAATGACATGTCTCAAACCTCCTCATAATTTTGTTTATCTGCCCAACTACCGTCTACTGGCGAAACATCAACTTCAACCGACAAAGGCACAATAATCCACTTCCATATTCTTGGTATTTTTACAGTAGCAACCCTCCTTACTGTTTTTATTACGTGTTCCAATTCATTAGGATGCACATCTAAAAGTATAGAATCATGAATCTGTCCTATCAACCTACTATCCCAATTCTCCCTTTGCATAATCTTATCCACTTCTACAAACGTTTTTAACAAACAATGAAACGCCGTGCCCTGAACAGGGTAGTTAATTACCTCATTCCGCCTCATTATACCAGAACACCTAAATCCTGTCAATAGGTCAAAATAGCCTTTCTGCTGATATTCCTTATACCAGTCTTCCCTCCATTGACCATAAACACCAAATCGATTGTGCCAAAAATCATACTCTATCCCTTTCATATGCTCTATAAAATCATCTAATGATTTTATACCATGCTCAATCAAATGTTCTCCTATGGTTTTATTATTTACTATTGTAATGCCTTGGTTTTTCCTCCATTTTCCCTTAGGTAATTTACACCAATCACAAGCTATGCTTACTGCATTGTTAGCATAATAATCTCCATAAAACTGCGGAAATACAAAACCATTTTTAGTAGCATCTCTTAACACTTTAAATTCATCAATTTTATTAACTCCACCAGCGTTTTCTATCATATCCAAATAATCATGTAGCATAAATATCTGTATAGCCATATCACCATGCATATCAGATTCTGGATTGGTCAAATACCTAATAAGATTAGGGTCTTTATTGACACAAGCAGAAATGGATACTTCAAGTGCGTGATAATCTATCTCTACAATATGATGTCCTGGTCTGGCAAATAACGCCTTCCTACAAATAGTCATAGCCTCCGTATCACGCCTTGGTATATTCTGTATGTTTGGAGATTGACATGAAGACCTATATGTTCTGACTGTATGCAAATTGAAAAATGGGTGAAGATAACCATTAGTTTGTTCACGTAGAAAAGAATCCAAATAAGTATCTCTAATTTTCTTATACCTACGAACTTCCTTAATCCATTTTAGTTCTGGTAAATCCAATTGCATTAAAGTATCTTCATCAGTAGCACCTTTACCACTTACAGTAAGTTTAGGTGGTTCTATTTTCATAATATTGTAAAGAATATAACCTAATTGATGATTGCTGTCTAAATTGGTTTTATCTTTGTAAACCTTATTCCAGATAGCATACAACTTAGTTTCTTTAAATTTATTATATGCTCTATCAATTCTATTGGTAAGGAGTTTTTTCTGTCGTTCACAATAGTCAACATCTAATCGTATACCTTGTCGTTCTGCTCTGGCCAAAGCCAACGCTCCTTCATGAAATAACTGATAAGCATCAGCTATAGTAGCTTCAATCTTCACGACTGAACACCAACCTGTTTCATTTGCATTTGAGCTAATCTATATCCAAATAAACTATCCAGTCCACAATAAGTAAATAATTCTTTTCTCTTAATAGGATTAGCTACCAAATCCATTATTTTGTTAGGTGAGTTTGCATTTTTATCATCAACACCATGTAAATACTTCTCTATAGCACTATCATAATCAGCTATGCCAAAATTAACATATGTCTGGAACTTAAGACTGGCTATTTCAGTCCTATTATCCAAGATGTGAGATGCTAACATACTATCCCATACCCACGGATTAACCTTTATACCATACATAATATTTAGCCAAGTATCTTCATATTTCATATTATGAGCCATTTTACCAATATTAGGATTCTCCAACAATTGTTTTAATGCTTGTATTTCATCATCCGTATCTGGTGCTGGTAAGACATACACATTATCTTCAGCATTACAAATAGAAATACATACAATTCTATGCTGGTCTTTATTATAGGGTTTTATTCCTGTAGTCTCAATATCAATAAATACCTTATCAGAATCCATCAATTTGTTTAACACATTAACCATTTCAATTTTAGAAACAATCTTAACACATTTACTTTCATCTTCAAACATAGGAAACTTAGCTAACATAAGATTAGCTATTCTTTTCAAATCCTGTTTCCATATGGTAGTAACTTCTGGAGTATCACCTTGCCTTATGATATAGCTTGGGTGTAACGTTGGACATATCCAAGCCTTAAATTCCCTATCTGGAATTGTCCAACCTCTCCATTTAGTAATTGTGCCTAAATTCTTCTTCCATCTACCACCAATTACTGATTGCACAGCAGAGTTACCTAATAGCACAATTATTTTGGGCTTGTGCATTTTAATACAGCTAAGCACTCTATTCCTACAATATGCAATCTCTTTATCTGTAGGAGTTCTGTTGTTTCCTTCGTTGTCTGTAGTTCTACAGTTAACAGCATTGATGTTTAGGCAATCTTCAAACAAATCAATTCCAACAGTAGCATAGACTTGCTGTAAAGCCTGTCCTGCTCTACCTTGAAAAGGTTTGCCAATAGCGTCTTCTTGTTCTCCAAGAGCTTCACCAATGTTTAATATTCCTTTCTTAAAATTACCATATGGTTTCATCTGTGGAGATTTAACTTTAGTGTTAAGACCACAACCTAAGCAACTGGTATCTATCGTGCTATTGAATAACGTGTTTTGCATTTATAACAAATCCTCCCTAACTCAATTATCATCCTCATAACAAGCATCATCTTCACAATACACATCATCATAATCAGCGTAATTTACATTACAACCATTATAATAAACATCATATCTATCACTTAACAAATCACATTCCTCTAACATATCCTTACTAAACTCCTCGTATTCTATCTCACAACAATTAGGTTTACCACAAAACGGACAAACATTAACATTTTCCATATTTTCATGCTTACCACATTCACTTATATATCTATTAACCAACAACGCAGAATCAAAATCTCTATTACAAAAGGCACAAGTAACAATCAAAGGTAAGTAATCATACTCATAATGTGCCTCTTTACCAGAACTAAAAACAGTTCCATCATCACAACGAATAGAATACCACATCAATGCTTTATTAAACTCTGGATCACTTATTCCTTCAATAAACCCATCAAATTTATCTTCTGGAACAAACACATAAACACGAAATGTTACATCATTAGTAGAAATGCCGTATTCCACATCTGCTATTACACCACCAAACAATGTCTCCATATTCATAATTTTATCAAAATAAAACTTAGACGTTTTTGTAGGATCTAAAGACATATCACAATAGTAACAAACAGATGGTTTTAATCCCAATTCCTTCCAAAGATTTAACGCCATTTTTGGTGTAGCTTCTACCCACCTAATTGACCCTCTGTCAATTCTCATAACATATCGCATATCTAATACCTCCTTAAATTTTATTCTGTCCTTACAGCCAATGCTATAACATGCTCCCATTCATCATTCTGAAACTTAACACAACGTTTACCGACAATACATCTATCCGTCTTATCAACTATGTCTCTAAGTAATAATGGATTAGCAGAAAAACTAACTATAGGGCCATCATAATCCAACTCAACAAATTCTTCAAACCAACCAGATTCACTTTGTATTTTTACCTTAAACAATTTATCCTTAAATGAGACATCTAGTAATGGTATGCCTGTT